TTCCAAAGTTTTTGGTGTTTATATCCATATTTACTAGGATGATTACCTGTTTTTACAGGTTTTGGAAACAGTTCTTCTAACCAGTTATTATGTCTGCATTTATTATAAACAGATTCATCTTTTTTGCGTAAATCATTTCTTCCTGTACAGCTTTTAGCTATAAGATAACAAAACTCTTTTGTTAAATTTTTAAAGGGCATTTTGGTTTACCTTCTTGTGTTTGTGCCATATTCTAATGTGATAGCATCAAGAGAAAATGGCGGGTCTGTGCTATCTGATTCAAATTGTATAGATGCAGTAAAGCCTGATCCTATCAGTTGTGTTTCGTAAAGAGTTACTAATTTATTACTAAAGACTGCTGCTGATCCAAATACTGCCGTACCGTAAAACGCAACCTCACCTGTTGTATTTTCAAAATTTATTTGTTCAGGTTGTATGCTATTAAGTTGGTCAAAGTCTAATTTAAGACTCATATCAAATGACACACTACCTTGTGGATCTGTATAAAGAAATGCTTTGTAAAAAGTTTTACGTATTTGTGGGTCACTAACTGGTATAAAAGGTGTAGCAAAAGTAGTTTGTATATTTAAATTATCAAAGCTATTACCATCTTCCATCTGATACAAGTAACCATCATCATTAGCAAAGACAATTGTTTCTACATTTTGATAAAACCTACTGTCAGCTACATAAGCTCTAATGCCACGTAGCTCACCCCAAGCCATTTCTTCACCACCTTGACCAGAAAACTGTGTGCCAAGTATTCCTTGAGCATTTTCTTGTTTGATATTTGTATTATATCCTAGTATTCTATACTGAGATTTATTGCGAATAACGGCACTAGCAAAAGATGTATTGGCGCTAATAAATCTTGTTACTTCTTTTTGTATTGATTTAGATACAACAGCTAAACCAAAATCACCAATACGATCTGTAGCACTTAATAATCTAAGACCATCTGGCCCTAAAAACATTACATCACCACCTATTTCTTGGATAGTGTCTGTGTCTACGCAACCAATGTCTGTAGTAACTGGTTGTAACTGAAAGTCTGATATTGTATTACCAACTAATTGAAATATAGAAGACTCAGTAAAGATAATTAATTGTTGTCTAAAAACAATCAGTCCTGTAATCACGGCTCCTAAAGAGATTGTACCAGAACCTGCAGCGGCTGTAAAGTCATTATCTGTGTATGGAGCAGTAAAAGTTAATAAGTTACTTTTACCAAAGAACAGTTGATTCTTAAAGTTTACTACAAAACCAGCACCAACTATATCTGTAGGTCCAGCATCAAGAACAGTAAAAGTGTTGTTGTCATATAGGGCTGGAGCGTTAGCACCATCTACTATGGCAATCTTTTCTGTACCTGTATAGTTATACCTAGAAAATCTTGTTTTACCAGCACTTTCTCTTGACACACTTAAAAAAGTTATTGCTGCATCATCTGCAGGTGAACTAGCTAATGCAGGGTTTATGGCTAATGTGGCATCATCATTAGTAAGACTAGCATCTGCAGTTACAGTATATACTTTATCTATACCTGCTACTTTAAATACATCACCTGCTTGTGGGGCTGCAGTTAAACCATCTACAACAAGACTTGAGCCAGTTTGTGATGCACCATTTACAAGTACAGTACCGTAGTTAGGTACGTTAATATGTGTTACTGCACTAGAAGATACTTTAAAAAGATCGCTATTTCTTGCAACAATAACTTTATCTAAGAATACACCACAACCAAGTGCAAGATATTTACTAGTAGTTGTAGCAAACGTAACCGCTGCAGCATTAGCGGGAGAACTAGCTAAAGAACCTGTAAGTGTTAGTGTAGCTCTGTTATTTGTAGCATCAAATGATACACCACCAAATGCAATAGTGTACGTGCCTGTAACACCTGATACTGTAAGTGTATCACCTGCTTCTGGTGTCTGATGTATATTACCTATAATAAGTGTAGTACCAGACTGACTAGCACCATGTACAACAGGAGCACCATAGGGTGGGATAATGCTACTATTATATTTAGTATAACCTGAGATACGTCTGTAGCCACCCTCAATAGATGGCTCAAAGTTTCTAAGAACTCTTGCAGAACCAGGTGCATTAATACCTTGTTGTAACGGACTTACATTAGTAACAAGTCCACCCTTAAATTCTATAGGGTATGTTTGACGAGTTGATGGCATGTATTAGTTTGCTCTAAATGAACTGATCGCAATACGGTTACGGTCTATTACAGTTGATCTAACATAATCATATCTATTAATATACAAGCTACGCATGTTTTTAATTTCGTCTACAAAACGTTGTTGCATAATAGCAGATTCTTGTGTTTCTCCTCTAAACATATAGGCATAGTGCATTGCACCATCTAATAAAATATATCTAAATTGTTCAGGTACAGATGGTACGTCCGTAGAATTAATCAGATCTACTGGTAATCTGTAATACTCATATACTACAGTGTATGCTTTGTCTGGTACTGATACAAAACCAAACTGTGAACTAGGAGTGCGAAAAACATAATCTGGTAAAGCTCTACGATTATCTGATGTATTATATTCACCATCTACATATTTATCTAAATACTCTTCATATGTAATTATGTTTAAACGTTTAGTATCATTACCTAAAGTATCGTCACGTTTAATACGAAAGCTATCCATATCAAGTGTTTTAGCATCTGCAGGATACGCATAACGTACTGTACCAGCAGTTAATGTTTCTTCTGTTTCTACATGATTAAAAGGCCACTCGTATTCATGCTGATTAAGATAACGAATAGCAGAGTTTACTGCATCTTTAATCATGCTGTATTCACCAGTAGCAGCAGCAAAGTTACTTGATGTAAGCTCCACTTCATTAAGTCTACGGTTTACGTCATTTACTAGACCAAGATAATCATAAGCCATTTAACGTTCCTTTACCCGTAACTTAATACTGCGTTCTGCTTGACTACCTGTGCTATCAACCATATTACAGAAAAAAGTATATTCAATGTTATTTGTACCACCACCAATATTAATAGTAGCTACAGAAGTAGTATTAGTTTGTGATACGTTTTGTATATCATCAGTAGTAGCAGAGCTAGAAGCCGTAGTTAATGTTTGTCCTGCACCTAATGTAGTCTTAGTACTATAAGCAGTACTCTTTACAGACCATGTAACAGTACTAATAGTAGCAGTACCAAGAAAACGTGACCAATCTACACTGTAATCTAGTTGTTCATCAGGGTCTTTATTGGGCCAACGAAAACTCATGTTTAATCCTCAGTTGCGTATACAGTTCGTTCTGCAGATGTTGCTTGTCGTTCTACAAAAACTACTCTATTCTCTTGTGGTATTCTTACTGTCCTGTTTGTGTCAAAGGCAGAAACAAATACCAATCTATTCTCATCGGGTATACGTACAGTTCTGGATGCTGAAGTAGACATTATGCTGCCTCTGCTATATATACTGTGCGTCTACGGCTGTACTGCTCTCTTACAGCTTGGAAGTCAAATACTACTGCAGTTGTAGTAACAGCACCTATTGTACCTGTAGCTGGTGCAGATGCCAAAGCTTCACTTACTTTAACTTGTGCTAATGTTTGTACAGAACCTGTTGCACTCACACTATCAAGTACTTCAGTAGGTTTTTCCTCTAACTCATTTACTGTACTTGTAGCAGATACACCTGTAAGAACTATTAACGAATCTGCATGAGGTATAATAGCTGCTACTGTACCTGTAGCGGAAACACTATTTAAGTTTTCGTCTACTTGTGGTTCTACAGTACCAATAGCACTTGTAGCACTTACACCTACAGTAATACGTTCTGTGATGTCAATTTCAAAACCACCAGCAGATACAGACTCAATAGTTCCTGTTGCTGCTACACCTGTAATATCTTCTGTTATATTTGGAGATAATGTTCCAATAGAACTTGTAGCAGACACTCCGGTAAGTGTAATTTTTATAAATGCATTAACTGTACCTATTGCACCAATTGCACTTACACTATTAAGAACTTCAGTAGGTTTTTCTTCTACTGTATTTACACTACCTGTAGCAGATACTCCAGTAAGTGTTCTGGATATGTCTTCAGCACCGTAAGCAGATACGCCATATCTACCTGTACCAAATCGTGCTGAAGCTGCTACAACAGCCATTAGGCTATGCGGATAACTGCATTAGAAGCATCTGCAGCAGGGAACTCAATAGTAAGATCACCTGCAGTAGCACTAACTGTTCCTCCAAAATCAATTACAGCAATAGCTTTATT